TTTGTCACCCATCCATTCTTTGGCTTTGTGTGTTCCAATGATGTAATAGTCCATGTTGAAGGCGTGGTGATGCCAGTCGTCTTTGTTAGCCTGTAGCCACTCAGCGTCTTGCTCTTCCATCCACTCAACAAAATGCTCTTTGATTTCTTGGTACTTGTACATTGTCTTTACCTCTTCTTGTTTCGATAGGTATATAAATAGCAATCATTGCAAGCAGTGTCAATAAGAAAAAGCACAAAAAAGTTTTTTTTTGCAGCCGTGCTGCGGCTTCCGGCGCTCAGAAGTAGCACGAACAATTGTACTGGTTATAGCCTGCGGACAAAAAAATACCCGGCGGAAGCCGGGTGAGTCTCAGTGATTTGTTCTGGTTAGATTCGCTTCCACCTCATCCATACTCCCGTAGCCATAGCTACCACCCCGATCATCAGAAGCCCGATGTGAAACCAGAAAGCTTGGAAGTTGTGAGGCATTGGCTCTAGCCCCGACATCAACAACACGAGGACGAAGCCGAGTCCCGTTACTAGATCTCCCTTAGTCATTTTTGCCTCCTTTGTTTAACTTACCTATTATATATAGCAATCATTGCCAGGTGAGTCAACAAGAAAATAATATTTTTTTATCATACAGATTGTCCTCAACTGCTTCTTCTTGTTTTCCCAACGCCGAGATTACCACTGCTGTCTATCCGTACAAGGAACAATTGTACTGGTTTTACCAATGGTAGCAATAACACTGCTGTTGGGAATACAACTGGTAACAGTAACACTGCTGTTGGACAAAGCATTGACGACTAACACAACTGGCACACATAACACCGGGGTTGGACCCGAACAATTGTACTGTGTCTTCCCGACCCCGAACAAAAAACCCCGGCAGCACGGGTGCCACCGGGGAGGTCTTGGGAGGAATCAACCAATCATGGCCCGACCCCGAAGGCCGAGTCAAGCCCGAACCCGAAGCCCGAAGCCCGAAGACCATCCCGAACCCGAACAATTCTACTGGAACCCGCAGGCTCCGCCCCGTCCCCCCGCCCAAGGCAAACGAGAACAATTAGTCGATTCTCAATTATCCGCTACTATATCTTGTGGTTCATGCTCTATTGCTTCCATATCTGGTGTTACGTTACGCATACGACCCTCTGCGAGTCTCCTGAAGTCCTCTAGTTTCTTCGCTATTTCCTCTTTTGTAGACGCAGTTATTTCCTCTTTGATGACATGCTGCTTGTTGATCAGTAGTCCCGCAGCTTTCAGGCGCAACTCTTCAGCCCGAATTGCTTCGCTGAACTTACCCATCTCCCACGCTTGATCCCGAATCTTTTTCAAGTCCCGAATAGACTTGTCCACTGTGACCCCGAACCTTGCTTGGGCCTCCAATCTCATCTCTTGCAAACGGTCTTGTACCACTGGATTACGCAATAGCCTGACAGCTTGCACTGTCGGGTTTTTGTACTTCGCTCTTCGCGCTGCTTCTGTCTGCGTCATATCCTTGTGCAGATAGTAATCAAGAAATTCCTGTTGCTGTGGTTTCAAACGCCTTAGACCAGCTTCGCGCTGTTCCTTTGGCAAGTCCTCTCCGACCTTTGGCATGCTGCCCTCCTAGAAGCTTATATGGAACACGTTGCTGTGTTCATCATCTGGATAATACATATTGCCTTTCATGGTAATCTGCCAACCTGCATCTCGCATGCCTTTGATCAGATACCTGCGCTCTAGCAACTCTTCATAGTTTTTGTTGAAATTGTTCTGTGCATCTTCCCAGCACACTTCGCACCACTGCTTATTACTCAGCACGATATACCCTTTACGCTCCCCACAATAAGAACAATTACTCTGGTTCATATTTACCTCCATTTTGGCGCTGCTGACCACCATGCTACAGGGTATAGGTTTATATACCTATACCCCTATGTAATAGGGTGAAAAAACCAAACCACAAAGTTTGAACCTTTTCAATGACTTACGACCCCGATTTTACTTTGTTTTTGCTATCATTGCAAACCCAAACCAAAACCTCTTAACCCCTTGATAACAAACAACTTTATCAACTTTGGGGTACCAACTTTGGTTTTTTAAACCTCTAAACCAAAACCAGAACAAATCAAGAACTGGTATAATTTAGGTGTTCCGCAGATTAGACAGTTTTTCTATTATGCGTAGCCTGTCTTTGCCCATGATTAACGCCCATGTCTATTCGGTAGGGTGGCTTTAATTTAGGGATCTGCGGCGTTGTGTTCCGCCATCGGGAGGCTAGGACGAGGACAAACCTAATGCTCCTCGCCCAGAAAGGTATACTACGCCCCTTGTTCTATTCAGCGGCCTCCACTTTTTCATCGCGCAACATTTCTGCTATGCGCTCAATTGGCGTCATGTCCAAGCCAACGTTCTCAGCCGCGCCACGATAGCGATTAAGCCATGCTGCCAATGCAACCCCCGCCTGACGGCGTAATTCGGCCTGTGATTCTTCGCTATTAGGATTAAAAGGCTCATAGCCCCCTCCCTGACGCCTTGTTGTGACCGGAGAGATATACGCCGGGTACTCAGTAACCTTAACACGGCGCATTTCGCTTTCAATCACTTCTGTCTTGGCAACGATGCGTAGGCCGGATGCGAACCTTCGCGCCAGATCAATACGCCACTGCATTGCAGCATCTTCGTCATTGGTTCCCCAGAACGCCTTATGCGCTTCATGATCTGGTTGATCCTTCAACCACAACAAAAATTCTTCGGGAACATAGATATTCCGACCTGTTAAATTCAGGTAGTCATCCATTATTCTCTGTTTAGTCTTTTTTGAAAAATAGGCCATTTTGCCCTCCTTTTTTTCACACGAACAATTTTACTTATTACCTTGACTGAACCCGACAGAACACACTTTGCTCTGCCACATCACACCTCAACTAGACCGCCATGACACACCTAGACCCAACACACCGGAACTTAACCGGACGTACCCCGCCTTAACCGGCCTTAACCGCCTTGACCCGCCATCCTAAACCTATCAGACCTGACCTACCAGAACCGCCACAAAGCGCCGCACCTGATCTGACCTGACCTCACCTCTCCCAACCATGACCGACTAAACTTGCCGCGCATAACCGGACCTCAACAAACCATACCGAAACCGCCTTAACTGAACCAGCCCGAACACGCCCGACCTGACCAAAACATAGATACCATAACATGCCCCGTCTAAACCGCCTTGCCGTAACTAGCCGTGCCGTGCCGATCCAGACCGAAACTTTCCTGAACCGCCTTGCCTAAACCCATGTAGCCCTAACAGACCTGACCATACCGAAACCGCCGTAACAGACCCTACCCAGCCGGGCCGGAACCGACCAGAAAACACCGGAAGCCGTCAAACCACAACCGCCTCGCCGCACCAAAACATAACCCGCCATTCCCGAACTTACCTGCCCAGTACATGCCAAAACCGCCTCGCCATACCAGAACTAAACATATCTAACCGCGACCCTATACATAAAAAAAACAGAGGGGCGACAACAGATGACGGGGAGTTTACCACTGAAAGTGCCGTCAAATTTGCCAAAGTCGCCGCCCCTCTTTTCTTAGGCTGCTCTACGCACCCTTTCTTCTTGTAAGAACTGCATTAATTCAGCAGTCTTTTCATCAGCGTAATCAGGATTTTCCATCGCAAGTTTTTGGACCTCACGACTTTCCTGTGTAATGCTGTCCCACAACTCTTGATACTCACCCATATCCTCAGAACTAGCGACTGCAAAGGTGCCATAAGAACCACGACCCTTTTCCTGACGGAAGTCACCAATGCCCACCATTGCCCCTGCGTTATTCAAAAGAGACATAATGGAATGAGCGCTGAAAGTAGGCACAACATACTTGATGTTAATTTCAGCAACCCAATCAGGCAGGAATGCACGAGTACGAACATCTGGCGTCTTATTCATGTCAGCCGATCTTACGATGTCCATCTTCAGGTAAGGCTTGCCCCAAATCTGAATGTGATCACCCGGCACAAAAATGCCACGATTAACATTTGTCTTGTTGATGCCAGCAGTTTCCAGTGCTGCCGTAGCCATGGCACTCTTTACACCCGGCGCGGGGAAGCAAAGATAAGTATCGCCATCAGGCTTGGTATACACACTCTCACGAAACTCCTGTTCAGGATTGTGTTTGATCTCCCTTTTTTCAGCGGCGGTTTTTCTGCCACCTCCCACAAGAAGATCACGCATGGCCTTCGCAGACATGCTGTTGAAGTACAGCGGCGTCTGACCAATCATACGCAAAGTAATGTTTCCACGCTTTACACTATGGATCTCAATAGTCTCATTTGTTTTTTTCGCAACCATTGTTTTTACCTCTCTAACATTTTGGTTGATAGTCTTGTATAGTCAATATAAGAAGTCATTGCATACTTGTCAATAAAAAAAATGACTAAGTATAAATAATTTCTTTTACACCATACAAATCGGCGACACGTTTCGCCTCCTTATCAGCTTCTTTCTTTGAAACATTGAATGCTTTGCCGTAACTCACGCCATAGCCCTTCTTGTCAAAAGAAGCCAAATTCACATTATATGTTTTACCTGACCAATGCTTGATCACTATAACCTCGTAATTATCCATAACGAACCTCTCCAAACACACCTAGCTGAAAGATATGATCAGCGTCATTAGCATCCCAATCGCCATCATCAGCAATAACAAGTTTCAACTTATCAGGCAGACGATTGATACCCTGATACATAACGTCAAATGTCTTTACTGTTTCTACTTCACCTTGATCATCCGGCTCCCAACCATCGGAGCCATGATGGATCTTCACCTCAAAATTTTCTGCGAGATGTGCGCCGCTCTTCAAACTTGGCAGATCGTCCTTGAACAACATGCCTTCAGGCATGTCGTAGTCAATCTTGTCTACCCAATAGTTACTGCCGCCCTCAAGAACTGTGACCCACAAATTCTCTAGCGTCTTTGCCCACCACTCATCTGTGGGTGTGCGATAAATTGTAATGCTACGTTTCATCTTACAACTCCGCTACAGTGCCAATCTTGTGGCCTGTGTCTGCATGAAAATTGTGAGCCAGCATGCCCAACAACCTTGAAGCTTTGTATGACTGCTCTGCCCAATCCTTGCTGTTTAAGAGATCGTGAACCTCCTCATATATGTAAACAACGTCTACACGGCTCATCTTCCTCAACTCATTGATCTGATCGTTATCCATGTCTTTACCTCTCGTTTGATAGTTATGTATAGCTTATACATGTAGTGTTTGCATAACGTCAAGCAAAAAAAATACATGCCCGCTAATTAAGTCGAATTAACGGGCACAATATATTTACATGTCTATTACGGACTTGCTTGGAATCCACGTTGAACTTTGGCGATAGGGGTTCGTATCGTCATCTTCTACATCATAAGCAAAAGCATTATTGGGCAGCTTTGCACTAGCCTTCTGCCAAGCCAATTTGTTTGCTTCCTTTTCCCTTTCGTACACTTGATCCATTCCATGAATAGAAGAGCATCCAGCGTTTTTGCCTTCATACATGTAACGATAGTGTCTCGCCATCTTCGTTCTCCTTGTATGTTTCCAACACTGCTTTTAGCATCAGCTTAGAGAACCACATCATTAGTGCTACTTTCAATGGATTACGATACTGAACTCCATCAATCGTAACCAGAATATGGTCAGGATATGGGTGAATCAAGATCTGCGGTGGGTGTTGCATTGCCAACTTCTCCCATGATCCGAGCTGTACCACGCCCA